TAACGAATGCAGGTGGAGTAGTTACTGAAAGAGCAGCAGAAATTAATGCATTTACAAATGGAGCAATTGAACGTGCCACACAAGCATATAATCGTGGTGCGATTGATGAACAACAGTTACGTAAAGAAATTGCAGAGGCAGTTAATTCATTAAGAGAAAGATTTGGTTCAAAAGCTATAGCGATTTTGGGTAATGATTTTGCAAAAGCGATAGGCTTATCAAGTGAAGCAATGAAGGCATCTGCGACTATAGAAAAACAATCTGCGGATGCAGCAAAAACAGCAAGAAATGTCATAGATAAAATTGCTGCAGAAGGTGCAGGAAAAGAACGTCAAATTGCAATTGATGAAAACAAAATGGCTATAAAAAATCAACAAGCCTTAGAAAAAGTCATTCAAGTGACAAATGGACCGCTTATTGGGGCTTTTGAAAAATTAATTCAAGTCACTAATAAGTTGCGTGATGCTTTTGTAAAAATATTACGTATGGTTGGTATTGATGCTGAAGCGGGTACATCAGCGGAATCAAAAAGACGTGTACAAGCTGCTGAAAGTTCATTAGAAGAGACCAAAAAAAGTTTAGAATTTCAAAAACAGCAAGCTCAAAAAACTGCGATGAGAGCAGCAGGTATTAAAGAAGGTGAGACAGGAACAGAGGAGCAACGTAAAAAGTATCAAGAAATATACAATAAAGAATTAGAACGTACTACAAAATTTGACCGTGAACGTATTGCTTCATTAGAAACGCAACGTGCATTATCACTTGAAGAAGAGCGTGATCGTTTAATTAAAGAGGGTTCATTAAAAGAAGAGGTAAAACAAAATAAAGAATTAATTGCAGCAAAAGAAAAAGTTGCAGAAGTTGATAAATTAATTGCTGATTATGAGGGCCGTAGAAAAAAGGTCCTAGAATCGTTAAAACTAACTGAAGAAGATTTAAAAGGGCGTAATTATGCAAAAAATATAGACGTTGTGCGTAAGGCAGAGCAGAAATATTTAGAAGATTTAAAAGAACAGCGTGGTATAAGAGCAGCAGAATATGCTAAAAAGTTAGAGGAACAAGTTAAACCTGCTCGTGAAGGTGTTGCTGAACCTACAAGTAAATCTGCATCTACTACTATATCTGTAGCAGATGCAAAACAATTTGAAGGTACACAAAAAGAGTTTTATGATAAGATGTATAAAACTTTGCTTGACGAAGCCAAGAAAGCAGGATTAAAGAATGCAGAAGTTATAGCAAAATTAGGTGCGTCACAATCTGCATTAGAAACAGGTTATGGCAAATCTACTGCAGGTGCTGAAAATTATTTTGGGATAAAAGCACAAAAAGGTCAGCCTAGTAACACTGTAGAAACTACTGAATGGGATGAAAAGAAACAACAATACGTAAAACAATCTGCTGCGTTTAGAAAATATGGTAGTATGCAAGAATCTGCTGCTGATTATATTAAGTTTTTACAAGAAAATAAACGATATAGTAAGGTATTAAGTGCTGAAAATATAGCGGAAGCTATAGCAGAGCAGGGTAAGACAGGATATGCTACTGACCCACAGTACGTAAAAAAATTAGCTGATATTACTGCAAGGGCAGAAAAAACTTTTGCTCCACAAACTCAAATCGCAGCAGTAAAACCTGAAAAACAAGCAGTGCCAGCACAAAAACCACAAGTAGCAACTGCTCCACCTGAAAAACAAGCAGTGCCAGCACAAAAACCACAAGTTGCAGCGGCATCTCCCGAAAAACAAGTAGAACCACAAAAAGTACAAGTTGCTTTATTAACATCTGAAAAACAAGCAGTGCCAGCACAAAAACCACAAGTAAATCTACCTGATATTAATAAAATGTATGGAGGTGGATTATCTGCCAATCCAATGACAGATAGTTTGCGTTATAGTGAAAAAGATGAAGTAATTAATTTATATAATAAATTAGCAGAATTATTACCAATAAAAGAATTGATTGCTGCTATAAATCGACAAACTGATTTATTAGTAGCAGGTATTGATGGCATGAAGGATAAAATGACTGAAAATAATAGCATAGCGAGTGATCAATTATTGTACTTACAGACCTAATATATAAATACATAATGGCTTATAAAAAGAAATTTTCTAATTTTCATGGTTCATTATCACCAATAAGTGGTGGTAATAATAATACGGGAGCATGGAATGGTGGCATGGGACAAGAACCTACGGGTGGGTGGAATAATGATTTTGCGTTTCGTAACTATCAAAGTCGATTACCTGAGGTTTATACAGGGCATCCTAATCGTATAGAACGATACAATCAATATGAAATGATGGATGTTGATCCTGAAATCAATGCATGTTTAGATATTTTAAGTGAATTTAGCACACAATCCAATGATCAAAATGGTACACCATTTGAAATTACATGGAATGATGATCCTACAGATATTGAAGTAGATTTAGTTAAAAAACAGTTGCAACAATGGTGTAAGTTAAACGAATTTGATACTAGAACATTTAAAATTTTTAGAAATACAGTAAAGTATGGCGATCAAGTTTTTGTACGTGATCCTGAAAACTTTAAATTATATTGGATTGACATGACAAAAGTAATTAAAGTTATTGTCAATGAAACTGAGGGTAAGTTACCTGAACAATATGTTATTAAAGATATCAATCCAAATTTACAGAATCTGACCATAGCTGAGAAAACCACAACGGATTTTCAAGCGCAACCTCCTACTGCGGGGTATAGTGCACCATATTCATATACTGTACCAAATGAACCATATGGTACGACAGGTACACGTTTTAGTTTAGGTATTAATGAAAGCGCAATCGATGCTAAGCATATTGTGCATTTGTCATTAACAGAGGGTTTAGATCGTTATTGGCCTTTTGGACAAAGCATTTTAGAAAATATCTTTAAAGTATATAAACAAAAAGAATTATTAGAGGATGCGATATTAATTTATCGTGTTCAACGTGCTCCTGAGCGTAGGGTATTTAAGATTGACGTAGGTAATATGCCTAGTCATTTAGCGATGCAATTTGTTAATCGTATCAAAGATGAGATACATCAACGTAGAATACCTAGTGTACATGGTGGTAGTAATGTATTAGATGCAACTTATAATCCATTATCAATCAATGAAGATTATTTCTTTCCAACTACTGCAGAGGGTAGAGGAAGTAGTGTCGAAGTCCTCCCAGGTGGACAAAATCTAGGTGAAATTGATGATTTAAAATATTTCAATAATCGTTTAGCACGTGGTTTACGTATTCCTAGTTCATATTTGCCAACAGGTCCTGATGATCAAACTACACCATTAAATGATGGTAGAGTAGGAACTGCTATGATTCAGGAATTTCGTTTTAACAAATATTGTGAACGATTACAGGGATACATTGCACGAAAGATGAGCGAAGAATTTAAATTATTTTTGCGTTGGCGTGGATTTAATATTGATAGTGGATTATTTGATATAAAGTTTAATGAACCACAAAACTTTGCAAGTTATCGTCAGGCTGAGTTAGATACAGCAAGAGTAAATACGTTCACTACTATGGCTGCGTTGCCTTATATGAGTACTCGTTTTTGTTTAGAAAGATTTTTAGGTTTATCACAAGAAGAAATCAAGAAAAATGAACAATTATGGGAAGAAGAACGTACAAAACCTGAAGAAATTGGAGCTAAAGGAAGTGATTTGCGCAATATTGGTATATCAACAAGCGATATTGAAAAAGATCTTGAGACTGCTGAAGATATGGATACAGAAGAAGATATTGAAGGTGAGCCTGCTGAAGTTACAGAACCTGTGGCAGGACCTGAAGCAGCAGGTGGGGCAGCTATACCACCTGCACCACCAAATGTATAAATAAAGTTATGCACTTATTTGAATTTTATAACGCAGCACCAAAAGGAATGCAAGATGTGGAAGATGATCACAGTCAACCACGTTGGGGTGATTCACGTAAAACCAAGGGTTTAACATTAGCAGCTATCAATAAAATTCGTAGGATGAAAGAAGTTAGGTCATACGAACAAGCAGAAAATCTTAAGAAAGTTCGCAAGCAATATGCACCTCCTGCACCTGAAGGTGCACTCTAAAACGTATATTTAAAACAAAAACGTAAAAAAATAGCACTTTTAGCGGTGTTTTTTTGCATATTAGGTAAATAAATGAAGCACAAGCCATTTACCTAAGGAGAATATATTAAATGTCTACAGCAAAATTTGAAAAGCTAATTGATCTCATCATCAATGAGGATCAAGAGCGAGCAGAACAATTATTTCACGAGATTGTAGTAGAGAAGTCACGGGAAATTTATGAAAATCTCATGGATGAAGAAATGAATGAAGATATGTCAGAAGATCTTCTAGATGAGATTGAAACAGAAGAATCAGGCATGTCAGGCATGATGGAAGCGGGTGAAGAAGAAGATGAAGAAGAAGACTTGGACTTTGACGCTGTTACTACTGATACGGATATTGACGGTGGTGACGACATGGGTGGTATGGGTGACATGGGTGACATGGGCGATGAAGAAGCACCTGCAACAAAAGGTGATATTCAAGATTTAGAAGATAAGCTTGATGAACTTATTGCTGAATTTGAAGCTATGATGGGTTCAGGTGATGAAGAAGAAGGCGAAGAGGAAGGTGAAGAGGAAGGTGAAGAGGAAGAAGGCGAGAGCATGGTTGCTGAAGCTGTAAGCCTTAAGCAAGTTGGTGGTGCAACTTATGATAAGTTTGGTAAGATGGGTGATGATGGTTCTAATACCAAGAGTCCTGCATTAACAAAGCCTAAAGTTGTACAAACAGGTGCTAAGCCCGTAAATTTTAGTCAAGGTGGTGATGAATCAGTACCTTCAAGTCCAAAAGCCAATATGGGATACATTAAGCAGGGTGGTGATTTAATGAGTGGTGCGAAGAATGCGCCTGGGGCGACTTTCAATGAAAAGGGCGAATCAACACCAAAACCTGTAACAAAAGATGCAGCTTCTGATAAGCGTAGTCCTGTAGCAGAAAGTAAAAAATCTGTTAAAAAAGTAGTACGCTAAGGATTTAAGTACAATGGCATATTTACGTGAACATCTAACTTTTGACAGAGCGGGATTAATTGTTGAATCTGTTAAAGAGGGTGATGAAAAAGTTAAAGCACTTTATATGAAGGGTATTTTCATACAAGGTGGCGTAAAGAATGCTAATGAACGTGTTTATCCTGTAGATGAAATTGAACGTGCAGTAGAAACATTAAACGGGCAAATTAGTGAGGGATACAGTGTTTTAGGTGAAGTAGATCATCCTGATGATTTAAAGATAAACTTAGATCGTGTATCCCACATGATAGTCAATATGTGGATGGATGGTCCTAATGGGTATGGAAAGTTAAAAATTTTACCTACACCGATGGGAAATCTTGTTTCTACGATGTTAGAGAGTGGAGTGAAGTTAGGTGTATCTAGTCGTGGTAGTGGAAATGTCAATGACATGAATGGACGTGTTAGTGATTTTGAAATTGTAACGGTTGATATAGTAGCACAGCCAAGTGCACCGAATGCATATCCAAAAGCTATCTATGAAGGATTAAGGAACATGAAGGGTGGTAATCGTGTTTTAGAGAATTTAAAGGATAGTAAACTAGACAAGGATGCACAAGTTCAAAAGTATTTAAAAGAGTCGGTAGTTAACCTTATTAAGGAGTTGAAATTAAAATGATTTCAACTTTAATAATACCCGTGAGTTCGGGGTTAAACGGACTAACCAATAAAGGGGAACATACAAATGTTTGATGCTATTAAGCCATTGCTTGATAACGGAATCATTAATGAAGACACAGGTCGTGCTATAAACGAGGCTTGGGAGTCAAAATTGAATGAGGCACGTGAGCAAGTACGTGCTGAATTGCGTGAAGAATACGCAAGAAAGTACGAGCATGATAAAAATGTAATGGTTGAAGCCCTTGACAAGATGGTATCAGTAGGCTTACAAGCTGAGATTGCTGAATTTCATGAAGAGCGTAAAGCTATGAATGAGGACAGAGTAAAAGCAAAAGTTGCTTTACGTGAGAATGCACGTAAGTTCAATGATTTTATGGTAACAAAATTAGCAGAAGAAATCAAGGAATTACGTTCTGATCGTCAAACTCAGATGGAAGGTCGTCAAAAATTAGAGCAGTTTGTTGTACATGCACTTGCACGTGAAATTAAAGAATTTAGTGAAGATAAAAAACAAGTTGTAGAAGCTAAGGTTAAGTTAGTAACTGAGGCAAGAAAGCAATTGGAAGCATTAAAAGCAAAATTTATTTCAGAAAGTGCTAAACGTGTCAACGAAAGTGTTACTAAACATCTTAAGGGTGAAATTAGTCAATTAAAAGAAGATATCAAAGTTGCTACAGAAAACAATTTTGGTCGTCGTCTATTTGAAGCATTTGCTACAGAATTTAGTGCAACGCATCTTAACGAGAAAGCAGAAACACGTAAATTATTGTCACAAATTGTAGAAAAAGACAAAAAATTGGCTGAGTCCATTGCTGAAGTTAACAAAGCTAAAACTTTAGTTG